ATTGAAGAGGTACCATACACCCCAACAGTAAATCGTAGGAGAGCTGTGGGTAAGAATCAAAGTGGTATTATATTAATACAAACCGAATTATCGTTCACAACACAAAACGAGTTATTAATTAATGAACTTAAATTAATAATCGATAGAGACAATTTAAAAGCTTATTAACACCAATATTTATAACATATGGATATTACCAAATTTAAAAAAATCATCAAAGAATCAGTGAGAGAAGTAATTCAAGAAGAATTACGCGACATCTTACTAGAAGCCGTTAGGGCTCCTAAAACTGTAGTTACAGAAACAGTACATCCAAATACTTATGCCCAACCACACGTTTCACAACCTAAACAATTAAACGCGGCTGAACGTAGAGCAATGTTTGGAAACATATTAGAAGACATGCAGGGTGGAGGAATGGCTACATCAAATAACATCCCATTCACACCATCAGGTCCAATTGATCCAGTTAATGGTAAATTACCTGAGGGTGAATTAGGTTTGGATCAAATAATGGGATTAATGAATAGATAATGGCATTTGGAGCAAAGAAAATATTTCCTATAGACACCCAACCAGGAACAGCGGTTGGGGTGAATCTTCCATTTAATGCTGCGAATGTATTCCAATCGACATATACTACTAAAGAAGCGGTTAAGAATAATCTTATTAACTATTTCTTAACTAACACCGGTGAAATATATTTGAACCCATCGTTTGGAGCTAATTTAAGGGCGTTCATATTTGAGCAAATTACGGAGGGAAATTTAGACGGTTTAAAACAAGATATACAATCTAAAATTGGGTTGTATTTCCCTAATGTTTTAGTGGTATCGTTGGAACTCACATCATCTCCAGATTATAATGAGGTTACAATGACTTTAAAATACAACATAGTAGACACAGGTATATCAGATCAATTACAAATTAGCTTTCAATAATGGCCACCAATAATAATACAAAAAAGGACATAAAATATATAAACAAGGATTTTACCGAGTTAAGGGCCAGTCTAATAAACTACGCCCAAACGTATTTTCCTACCACATACAATGACTTTAGTCCTACATCACCAGGTATGATGTTTATGGAAATGGCGGCATATGTTGGTGATGTTTTATCTTTTTATCTCGATAATCAGTTTCAAGAAAATTTTCTACAGTACGCTCGTCAAACCAATAATTTATTTGAGTTAGCCTATATGTTTGGGTATAAACCAAATGTAACACAAGTCGCTGTAACCGAAATTGATTTTTACCAACAGGTACCAGTTATATCATCTGGAAGTACATACATACCTGACTATACTTATGCTTTATTTATACCTGCTAATTCAACAGTATCTTCTACATTAACTAATGTATCGACAACGTTCTTAATTGAGGATCCAGTAGATTTTTCAGTATCGTCATCACAAGATCCAACTGAAGTAACAGTATATTCAGTATCAGGTGGTAGCCCAACATATTATTTACTTAAGAAAAAAAGGAAAGCTATATCGGCCACAATAAACACAACGTCGTTTAGTTTTACTACCCCACAAAAATTTACTACTGTTGATTTAAATGACACTAATGTAATAGGAGTATTAGATGTATTTGACACCAATAGTAATCAATGGTATGAAGTAGATCATTTAGGACAAGAGATGGTGTATACATCGGTTAAGAATACTAACCCCAATGATCCTAATTACTACTTAAATCAAGGTAACGCACCATATCTTCTTAAATTGGAGAAACAACAGCGCAGATTTGTGACTCGTTTCTTGAATTCAAATACACTACAATTCCAATTTGGTGCAGGTACAGTAAATGATTCTGACGAATCAATAACACCAAATCCAAATAATGTGGGTATAGGTTTACCATTTGAACAAACTAAATTAACCACCGCGTATTCACCATCTAATTTCTTATTTACTAAGACATATGGTATTGCCCCATCAAACACAACATTAACTGTAAGATATTTAACCGGTGGAGGAGTAACAGCTAATGTTAATGCTAATGTATTAAATAGATTAAATTCTACCCCAACATTCTTAAATTACACATTAGACTCAACTACCGCTACTAGTGTATTTAACTCATTAGTAGTGACTAATCCATTTGCTGCTGATGGAGGCGGAGATGGAGATACAATTGAAGAGATTAGACAAAATTCAATGGCTAATTTTGCGTCACAATTACGTAACGTGACCCAAGATGACTATTTAGTCAGAGCATTATCCATGCCAGCAAGATATGGAGTAATATCTAAAGCATATATTGAACCAACTAAACGTGATGCTTTATCTTCAGCCGGAGAATCTAATTCAGTATTAGATTTATATGTTTTAAGTTATAACGCGGACAAAACATTACGTACAGCTACAAGTGCACTTAAATTAAATCTAACAACATACCTATCTCAATACAGAATGATTGGTGACGCCGTTAATATTAAGGATGGATTTATCGTTAATATAGGTGTAAATTTTGAGATAATAGTACTACCCAACTACAATAATAACGAGGTCTTAATCAAATGTATTGACGCTTTAAAGGTTTATTTCGCCATAGATAATTGGTCGATAAACCAACCCATCATATTAAGAGATCTATATGTATTGTTAAGTAAAATACAGGGTGTACAAACCGTTAAAACTATTGACATAACAAATTTAGTTGGTGAGAATTTAGGGTATAGTCCATATGCGTACGACATAAAAGGAGCAACATCAGCAAATGTTGTATATCCATCACTTGATCCATCTATATTTGAAGTAAAATATCCAAACCAAGACATACAGGGTAAAGTAGTACCACTATAACATTAAACCATGGCAGTATATAAAATATTCCCGACCCAAGACGCTACATTATATTCTATGTTCCCTAGTATGAACACAGGATTAGATGAGATAATTGAGTCTACCCAAACACAAATAGCGACAGAGAATAATGGTAACCCACAGGTTAGTAGATTTCTTATCCAATTCTCGGCCGATGAGATTGATGACATACTAGAGAACAAGATAGGTACAGGTTCTTTAATGAATACATCATCGTGGGTAGCTAATTTAAATTGTTATGTCGCTACCGAAACTGGTTTAGCTTTAACTACCCAAATAGATTGTTACCCAATATATGGAGCTTGGGGTATGGGTACAGGTAAATATCTGGATGAACCTGAGATATCTAATGGTACAAGTTGGATATGGTTAGATTATTCTGGTTCTAATCGATGGCCAACTACAGGTTACCCACCATATGTTACAGGTTCATATAACACAACGTATGCTGTAGCGGGAGGAGGAACATGGTATACTGGTTCAGTATCTTCTAGTAGATTAAACTCAAATATATACCCGATAACAGCATCACAAATATTTAGCTACTCCAGTGATAAAGACATCAATATGAATGTCTCTAACATTATACGAGCATGGTATACTGGAGCTATAGCGGATAATGGATTCATAGTTAAATTATCTAACGCTACAGAATTTGTAAATAATGTTAACATTCAGCCAGAACTTAAATTCTTCTCGGTTGATACCCACACTATATACCCACCGTGTCTAGAATTTAAATGGAGAGACTATACATGGAATACAGGTTCATCAACACAAACTATTCTTAATACATTACCAGCGGTAGTGACATTAAATCAAAATCCTGGTTTCTTTTATAACGGGAGTGTGAATAGGTTTAGGGTAAACTCTAGACCAGAATACCCACCACAGGTATGGGTCACATCGTCATTATATACTCAAAATTACTATTTACCTACAGCTTCATATTGGGCTATCAAAGATCTAGACACTAATGAAATGGTGATAAACTTTGACACTCAATTTACTCAACTAAATGCAGACGCCAGCGGTAGTTACTTTGATCTAAATATGAACGGATTACAAACAGAACGATATTATACAGTACTAATTAAGACTACATTAGCTGGTTCAACGATAGTATATAACGATAATTACAGCTTTAAAATAATAAATGGGTGATGATTAAACTACTCGACATACTAGAAAATAAGATACTAGTTCCACTTCGTTCTAGGGAGGAACGTTCTAAGAATTACCAAATCGCTATCCAAAAGAAAGTCCAACAATACATGAAAGATGGAGGTAAGGGTGATCTTGAGTTATCTGGTACTCCAATTGCATCACTACCGCCTGGTTTAAGTGTTGAAGGTAATCTTTATTTAGGGAATACTAAAATCACATCACTACCATCTGGTTTAAGTGTTGGAGGTAATCTTGATTTATATAATACTCCAATTACATCACTACCACCTGATCTAAGTGT